TAGCTACAGCTTGTTGAATCTTCAGGTGTGTGAGCTGTAATTGGTCAGCGAATCCGATAACGCTACCGACAATAGACTTGGGTCGCATGCGCCGTATGTTTGTACAAGCAACGCTGTAAGAAAGCCTAGCCTTCGTAAGGTCGTGTACATTCTTAGGCACATTCTTCTTCATGCCGTATCCGAAAATCATACTGGTCCCGACGACGTAGCATCCGCCATAGATGGTTTGGTTCTCCATCTTGTATGGCTTCCTGTCATACACAGAGCCAGCTGCCTCCTTGTACTCGCCCCCTTTAAAGTAGAAGCCAGTGTTTCCAAACTGAGACTCTTTACTCTCGTAATACACGCAATCAACAGACAAGAACTCAAAGTCCATAATGTCTATTAGGTAGTCATCGTACCCATGGGTGTAGCCCCCAGCCCCTCTGTCGTAGCTCTTTACACCGAACAAACTTTTGTCGTTGTAATTCTTCCCCATCACTCCTCTAGCAATCTCCTCATACTGACCTTCAGTAAGTTCATCGCCAGCCATTCGCTTCAACTCCTGAATGCTGATTCTTTTAATGTGACCACCGTACACAATATCAGACATGGTGGGGTCTTCTGTGTAGCTATGTAGGAATGTAGATGGGTCTACATACTTCGTGGTTATACCGTAGTTCGGGTCATTCTCTCTTTTGATGACACCCATTCCACACACCACCAAATCCTCCACAGCTCTGCGATAAACAGTTTGGTCAAAGTCATTCCAATCCAACGTGAGTGAAGTAGCTAACTGAGCAGCAATCTCCGCATTCGTTTTCATGTTTTGCTCCATGAATATCTCAGCCTCCTCCGTTGTATCCGGAAGGATGTCTGGGTCAATATTAGGTTGAAGACCCATAGCCTTTGCTTCCTTGAGAAGCTCTTTGTCCTCGATTGATGATTCGATAGCAGCGCGTGCCTCGTCCTTTTCGCCCTTACTTACGGGGTCGATAGCATCAATAGATGGGTACGGTTTTCTAGATAGAATCCTATTGACAACCACCTTAACAAACTTAGGCACGATAGGAACCGGACTCCAGTCAAGATTAAGTAGTGTCCCGTCCCCGTTATTAGGGTCGAGTGAATTTAGAATCTGCTTATAAACAGAGGTGTCTTGCGTGCCGTTTGCGTAGTCCCGATTCTTTTCAAAATCATGCAGGCGTTGCCTTAGTAAGGAACCTGAGTTGTCGCTTTTACCCCATTGGCTTTCAATAGCTTTCGCATACCTTAATCCGTAAGAACGGTCTGATTTCTCTAGCGGTGACGCAAAGGGGTCAGGGAAATTACCGTATTTGTTATTTTTGCTCCCTTGGGTCATGAAATAGTTTGTTGGACTCAAGTGCAAATATAGTGATATGCGGCAAGCCTTAGGTCAGCTTGTATCTTCTAAAGAAAACCTTATCCTCAAACTTAGGTACTGCTTTCTTTTGCTTGACTTTTTGAGCCGCTAATAGCGCAAGACCAGAGCTAATTGATAGGTCGTACTTTGTTCTCTTGTCAATCTTAAATCCAATCCAGTCTTCCAGAGTCCTATTGAAGTACATGCGACCGGGCTCACCCATCTCATTCAAACCAACATGTTTATGTATGTAGTCTTCTATCGCTGATGCGTGTGCTTGAATTACATCCTGTGAATTAGAGGGGATGCCCTTAGTCTTTACGTTAGTAGATGATGACGTTGACCTTAGGTGTTCTGGCCTGTCCATCACATATCCATCGTAGCCCCTTGCTTCAAAGTGTCTTACGATACCATACTTGTTATTCTCTATCAGTAATGGGTAACCGTAAAACACAGCAGCCATAAGTACATCCTCGTAGAAGATTTTTGCCATTGGCGGGCGGCTTGCGTACTCAGCGACAAACATGTTACTGGCGGCATCCATGTTGAACTTGTTGTAGATGTGACATGCACCTTTCGACGACCTGCTATCTACTGTAGCATCTAGGTCGTAAGAGTCAACACCACCACAACCCATATCGCTATTTGGTGGAACCCTCTTATTCCTATCCATTGACATGACACTTCTTTTGCCTTGTTCTGGCATCCATGACACATACCACCTTCCTTGGTGGTTTGGTAGGAAAACAACCTCAGTATCAGGCACCCCGCCTTTCCATTGAAAGTTTCCCCTTACTACCGGGTTTGGATATAGCGATTCGTTATGTTCTACCTGCTCGTAAATCTTTCCAATGTTAAACAAGCTACCCTCCACGCTATCCCTGAAGGCTTCATCTGGAGTAAATGGAAACTGCCTAATGGTTTCGTTCAGCTCCTTAGCGTCGTTCTTCAGAGCATCTCTTTCGTTCTTGAGGAATGTCTTAGAACCAAAGGTCATAAAGTCTCCATCGAGTGTTTTAATCTCGGAGCTTGGGTCTTCGACAATGGGATTACCATGCATATCAAAAAACCCCTCTAACGATTCGTATGCCGGAATAAAGAGCCTGTAAAGTCCAGAGGCAGTTCTGCCATTGGCATTCCTCTTCGCGGGGTCTGAGTCTTTCCAAATCTGCTTGTACTGGGAACCGCCTTTATCCATAGGGTTTACGGTGCTACCAACAAGTGCCTTGCCTACAATACGACGACCAACAATAAGACAAGTCCTTTCAATGCGCCAAGCTTCGCGGATGTCAGAAGGTTTTTCCCATTTGCCCGCCTCATCCATATACAGCATGTGAAGCTTCTCACCATCGTAAGCATTGTTGGTAGTGTTCTTCCAGTTAAGCACTGTATTGAGCGCGTCACCAACATACGATGTTTTATTGTTCTTGGTTATCCTTTTAGATGGCTCGCGGAACGCAAGCTCCATGCGCGGGTTTGTGGTGCCGTCTTGAATGGGCTTGAAGAAAAATGGGTAGTGCCGAAACATCGACACCACTTTTTTCATGAAGATGTTTTCCTGAGCGTCCTTACCAGTCTTCGACTGTATGCCAAGAAGCTTGTCTTTAACTTGAGTAGCCTCGTCAAGAAGAACAGAAGAGCAGATATTAGTGTAACCAGAGCGGCGACACTTAGTGTAAAGCTGGCCAATACAGCGCGGGTCAGCTTCGCACGCAGCCATGTGAAGGAAGATATCTCTTTGGAATCCCAGATATGAGGGGTAGCCAATGTCAATCTTCGTCCACTGGAGGAGCATGTAGTGCCGCCCCGTGATAAACGTAGGCTCACCCTTATTGTAAAACCAAAAACCTTCCCTACGCCTTCTAAACTCTTCCTCGATAAATGGACGAAACTTTTCTCGAAACTCTTTGGGCGTTTCGGCCCACTCATCCATGCTTCGAATACGGGACAGTTCTGCTGGCATAGGTAGCCTTTCCCACATCTGCATACTTGCCTCCAGACCTTCTCCTTTGATTCCTTTTGATGGGGCTTCAGGAAGACCAATGAGAATCCCACCAAGCTCCACGATATCTCCGAGCGTACCGTTGGGACAAATCTTAACAATCGGTTCTTCATAATCATCTATTTTAAATAGGACGTCCATTACATCACCTGACCCCAGTGGTTAGACTTAAAGCTAGGCATGCCTGACTTAGGCTCCTTTAATTCCATGTAACTCCCACACTTATCGCACATGACATCATGACGAGCCTTCCCCTCTATAATCCTAATCGAGGTATTGGTTGCTTCTTGTTCGTGGCTACAATCGCTACAGATAAACTTTGCCATATCTATTTACTAAATTTTTCAGCAAATCCGCCAGAGTAATCCTTTTCTTGCTCAATGCTTCCGTTTGACTTCAGGTCTTTTACCATTTGCTCAAGCCGCTGTCTTTCAACCAGCAACTCCTTGCAATCAATAGCTGTTTGTTTGATAGACTGTAGTTCGGCTTTACGCGCAGAGCCACCAGCCTCGGGGTCAACAGGACGCTTTACCTCATCAATCATATTGTCTATAGCCATCTCCATAGACTTCATTAGCCTTTGAGCGGCACCAATGGTTGTGAATTTACTTGACGACATAGAGGATATCATCATCTGTCATACGATACACAATACTATCGTCATCCAGTGTCATTTTGTAATCACGGTCTGGCAAGAAGCCAACTACGTCTCCTTTCTTTACACCTTGTTCGAGCATCCGTTTCGATGGGGTAACGACCCTAGCCTCTGCCTCTTTTTTCTCTTCATGAGAAACTATGATTACACCACCCTCGGTAACCTCCTCTTCGTTAGAGGATTCTACAGGCTCAAGAAAAACCCAGTCGGCGAGCATGCGCAACTCACCATCTGAATTTCTATACGCAATAGCATGACTACCTCTAGGGTTTGAGTAATTCAACACAGCCATGTACACACCATCATCTATCCGTAGATTGTCACTGATAGTTACATGATGGTGAAAGAACAGGGTGTCTCCTTTCTTTACTCCGGTCTCAAAAGAATTAGGGGCGGATAGGACTTTCCCATGACAAACACGATGCTCAAATTCATTGAACCTTGTGTCGATGTAAAGCTCTTTGCCTCCTACCGTTATAGTGCCTGTAGTTTTTTCGGGCACCTCAACGAAGAAGTGTCTTAATGATTTCATTCAAAATTACAATCGTACTCAATTAAAATAGGTTGGTTCTCAACCGTCTTCCAAATATACGTTGAATCTTTGTCCTCTAGATAAACATGGTACCTT